CCTCAAGCCCCCCACAGCGGCCCTTCTCCTCCTGACCCTGACAGCAGGGTGCGGAGGGACTCAGGGGGCCGAGGCCTTCAAGTGGACCAGCCAGACGTGCTCCCCCATCGGCTCGGACAACTGCCTAGTTGTCCAGGGGTCGGGCACCGAGGTCAGGGTCATCCAGAAGCCAGACTTCAGCATCGAGACCGAGTTCTGGACATCCCTCCCAGGAGCCGGCGCCTACGGGTCGGTCTCAGCGGACCCCGAAACGGGCCAGATCGACGCAGAGGGTTGTGTCGAGGTCCTGCTCTGGGAAGAGTGCGCCTCGTCGGAGGAGTAAGTCCATGGAGCACCATCTGCACAACCACGCAAACCGCGCGAGGGCAGCGGCGAAGACGCAGAGGAACCTGAATGTCTCCTAGCACTCTGGACCTTCTCCAGCACATCACAGCAATCGCCGGGCTCTTCTGCGTGGGTCTGTCAACCTACTTGGCGGGACGATTCCACGGGAGCGGACACCCTCTCGGGACAGCTCTGAGCATGATGCTGCTTGGCGAGGCTTTCGTCGGCCTGTTCACCGTCTTGTTCGCGTTCATGACGGCGTTTGGCTACTCGTGGGACTCGCACCCGGTCGCCCAGATGGCGATGCGCTGGGCCATCTTCACCGCCGCTTCAGTCACGAGCGTCCATCTCGCTTTTCACGTCTGGAGCATCGGGCAGTCGGATCAGACATGATTGCACCCATCTCCAGCGCTGCCGGAGGTGTCCCGCTCGCTCTCGAATGGGGGCAGTTCGGACTAGGCGGAGTCGTCATCGGCGCGCTGTTCTGGTTGATCTGGACCATGGGAAAGAGGACGGACGCCCAGCTAGAGCGACACGGCAAAGAGCGGACCGAGTGGCGAGAGTCACAGGAGAAGAGGGACTCTGACATGTCCGCAGCCCTTCAGGGTCTAACCGAAGCCATCTGGCAGTCTAGTGTCAGGCCGAGACCTAGATTCACAGAGCCTTCCATCGAAGGGTCAACAGACCGCGTTCATCCAAGCGGGCAGAGCATTCAAGCGTGATCCACGAGAACTATGCGGACTTGGGACAAAATAGCACTAGCCCTAGTTCTCCTCGGGGGCCTAGTCGCTTGTTTGTTCTTCAAGCCGGATGAGTTCGAATGAAACGAGACCGCTGGATAGACATCCTGCAGATAGCCCTATCCATCCCCTCCTGGATACGAGAGGCCCGTGCCCGACGCCGCCGTAACAAGCAGCCTCCGTTTTCGAGAGGCGATGACGCCCAGGACGAACGAGTACCTGGACCGTCTTCAGCCGAACCACCCGAAGCAGAGCGTCGGAATGCTCCTGCCTCACAAGGAGGTCCTCTTCGGCGGCGCCGCAGGCGGAGGCAAGAGCGACTGGCTGCTAAGGAGCGCGCTTCAGTTCGTTGACATCCCAGGCTACTCTGCCCTCATCCTCCGGTCCACCGTGGCGAGTCTCTCGCTGGCGGGCGGGCTCATCCCCAGGTCACAAGAGTGGCTGGCTGGTACCGGAGCGAAGTGGAACTCGCAGATGAAGACGTGGCACTTCCCCTCAGGAGCCACCTTGACCTTCGGCTTCCTGTCCTCCTCCCAGGACAGGTACAAGTACGCGTCCTCCGAGTTCCAGTTCATCGGCTTCGAGGAACTGACTGAGTTCCCTCGAGAGGACGACTACACGTTCATGTTCTCTCGACTCCGTGGGCCAATCGGGAGCCCAATTCCCTTGCGCATGCGAGCCACGACCAACCCCGTCGGCGTCGGCTTCGCTTGGGTAAAGCAGCGGTTCGTGCCCGGGGGAGTTCCAATCAATACTCCCCAGAGGTTCTTCCTGCCGTCTAGCCTAGACGACAACCCCTCGATCGATACCGCCGAGTATGAGGACGGACTCAAGAACCTAGGTTCTGATATGTACCGGAAGCTCCGAGAGGGCGACTGGTCTGACATGGAAGCCGGAGAGTACTTCCCTCGGTCCCTGGCTGAGATAATCGAACCAAAGCACCTTCCTAAAAACCTCCTCCTGGAGGTCAGGGCGTGGGACCTTGCCGGAACCAAGCCCTCCGCAGCTAACCCCGACCCCGACTGGTCGGCAGGTATTCGCATGGCCCGAACCAACTCCCGATCGGACGTAACATACATCCGACACGTCAGGCGGTTCCGCGACTCCCCAGACGTGACCGAACAGAACCTGTTCCGCACCGCGATTGAAGATGGCCGCAAGTGCCACATTCGTTCCGAGCAAGAGCCGGGACAGTCAGGCAAGGCTCAGGTAGCCCACTTCGCCAAGGCCCTGAAGAAGTACTCCTACGCAGGAATTAGAGTCTCTGGCAAGAAGGAGAGCAGGGCGACTCCCGCTGCGGCGGCGTGGCGAGAGGGTCGAATCATCCTTGTAGATGACGGAACGGGCTGGATAAGCCCCCTCCTCGACGAACTAGATTTCTTTCCTTACGGGCTCCATGACGATCAAGTCGATGCCCTCTCCCTCGGCTTCAACTTCCTAACGGATGCGAAGCCCAGACACTCCGGGCCGCGTTTTGGCCCCCGCCTAGGCTGAAAGCCAAGCCCCACCAAAGAGAGCCCACACATGATGAGCCCCATTTACCTTGATGCCCAGTCCGCGGACCAGACTTCGACGGACGCCTACGTGGACATCGCGGAGACGGAAGTCAATCTGCCGGAAGGCTACCGTCCAATCATCCGCGCCAAGAACACGGGAGGGTCGAACTCCATCGACGTGGCCATTTACGGTCGTTTCCGACAAACGAGCGCGGCAGGTAACGTCGAGTTGTCCGACTACATTCAGCTGGAGGCGTCGACCGCACTAGCTGCCGGCGAGGAGGCTGTGTTCAAGTTCGAAGACTACGCCCCCCTTCTGGGAGCAATCAAGCTGGCTGTCAAGGCAACCACGCCGGCCAGCCAGTCGGACGTCGCCGTCTCCGGTATGCTTCGACCGCTCGCAATGTCGGACCCTCAGTACCGAGTTGAGGAGGACTACTTCTCGGCGGTCTACTTCGACTCCCAGTCGGCGGCGCAGGAGTCCACGAATGCCTTCGTTGACGTCGCAGAGTCGGAGATTCAGATTCCCGCCAAGTCTCGAGGCATGGCTGTGCTGCTCAACTCGGGGGCGGACGACGTCACCGTTGAGTGGCTCGCCCAGTACGTTGTAGGAAACACCCTGTCGGGTTGGTTTTACCTGCCGATGACCAGCGCCATCGAGCTGGGAGCAGGAGTCGCCCAGGTCTTCGACATGGACGTGATGTGTCCGTCGGCAGCGCGAGTCAAGTGCCAGATCAAGTCGACGGTCACCGACACCCCCGGAGAAATTGAGGCCTACGGCGCGGCGATTAACCGAGCCTACCTCACCGAGACCCTGTCGGGCGCATACGACCCGACCTCCTAATGAAACAGGGCTAGCGCCCATCGCCAGATAGCTAATTGGAATAAGCCCCCCTCCTCCTGGGAGGGCGATGCAGGTTCGAGTCCTGCTCTGGTGACTAACACACTCCCTTCTCTTCCCGAGGTCAGAATGGCTCAGGAAATCGTGCCTCCCGAGGCATCCGACATCCTGCCTCCGGGCATCGTTTACCTGGACTCCGGTTCAAACTACTCCCAGAACCGAGAAGAGGAGATCACGATTGCCACGAGAGAGAGGCCACAGGCCTACTGTAACGCGTGGTACTCGGCTCTGTTCGACCAGTGGGAGTTCTACCGACAGTCCTACGAGGGCGGGCCGGAGTTCCTGTTCAAGCACCTCTGGAAACACCCCCAGGAGCGCAAGAAGGGGTATGACCGGCGCCTAGAGCGAGCTGTTCACTTGAACCACATTCGGGTGGTCGTGGACACCTACTCGGCCAGCCTGTACCGGAAGCCGTGGCGGCGCGACGTCGAGGAGACGCCCGACGCAGAGAGGTCGACCCTTACAGAGTTCTGGGACGACGTCGACCGGCTCGGAACCCCGATGCAGGAGTTCTCCCAGCGAGTGTTTCGTCGAGGGCTCATCTTCGGAGTACAGGCCGTCGTCGTCGACCGCTGGGACGGCAACCGACAAGGGCCCTTCACGTCCATGGCGGAGCAGCAGGCATCGGGCATGCGCCCATACGCCTACCGACTGGACCCCACAGACGTCATTGATTGGAGGCAAGACGAGAAGGGCGAATTTGATTGGGTAATGGTCCGAGAGTACCACGCCCAGGAGAGGGAGTTCTACCAGAAGCCGAGAGGCTCTGAGGAGATGTTCCGACGGTGGACTAAGCAAGGCTGGGAACTCTACCGAGTCAAGCGCAAAGACCCCGACAAGGCCTACCAGAAGGAAGAGGAGGTCGAGTACCTTTACACCCTCGTCAAAGAGGGTACGCACCCGTGCGGTAAGGTCCCGATCGTCTTCGCACATGTCGGAGAGCAGGTAGATAGCCTCCCGGTAGCAGAGTCCCTGATTCGGGACTTGGCTCCGCTGGTTAGACAGCTGACAAACAAGCTGTCCCTCATCGACGAGCAGATTTACCAGCAGGTCTTCAACATCCTGGTGGCGCCACCGTCAACGTACGAGGCCCTCAACGAAGTAGACTGGTCAGTGGCCGGCGTCCTTCCTGTCGAGGAGGGAGAGACCGACCCGTTCTACCTAGCCCCAAAGGCATCGGCTGTCGAGACCATCCGCAAGGAGGTCCAAGAGCTGGAGATGTCCATCAGGTTCCTCTCTGGCCTAGGCCGGATGAACGAGGGGTCTCGAGCCTATGTGAGTGGAAGCTCTCTGGCCTTCCAAACAATCGACAAGCGAGCACTCCTGGAGTCCTTGGGTCGATCGATGGGTGAGGCAGAGCGAGAGATAAGCAAGCTCGCCCTCGCTTGGATGGGACAAGACCAGTCAGCAGCGCCCCTTCCTGGGTTTGTTGTAGACCTTGAGCCCGGGGAGATCGAGAAGGTCCTCACAGACGGACTTCGACTCATCGCTATGGGACTCCCCCTGGACTCGGAGGTCGCGGTCGAGAACATGCTGCAGGCGACACACGCCCACTTCGCTGGGAAGGTGACACCAGAGCGATTGAAGGAGCTGAAAACTGACCTACGGGTCAAGTGGGAGGCAATGCCCAAGATTGTTCCAGAGGCTGCAGAGAACCAGACCGGAGCAAACGTGTTTGCCCAGGTCCCTATCCAGAACCCTAAAAACCCAGCCCAGACTTAGATCTGGTGCTGTAAAGGCCGGACCCCTCCCGACGACCCACGGCTGCGTCACAAACTACTGCTCTTACCACTAGGCTACTCCGGCCGGTTTGAGTCAGGCATCAAAACCGGAGGTTCGATATGCTTCGTTTCCTTAATCAGCACGTATTTCAAGAGGCCGACGACGGCAACGGCAACCAGTCAGGCGGAGGCGGCGAACCCGCTGACCCGCCGAAGGAGCCAGCAGCCCCGCCCGCAGCTACGTTCACGCAGGCCCAGATGGACGCTATCATCAAGGACCGTCTCGCTCGCGAGAGGGGCTCGGTGGCCCAGCGACTTGAGGGGCTCGGAATCCAAGGAGGGATCCAGGGCCTTGAGGACTCGTACGCAGAACGACAGAAGCAGGCTGCTGCCGACGCCAAAGCCAAGGGCCAGTACAAGGGCTTGTACGAGGCGGAGCAGCGGCGAGCGTCTGAGCTGCAGGCCCGCTTTGATGCCATCGAAGAAGAGCGCCGACAAGCAACTGTCCGTGAAGCTCTCTCCGGCGTAGCAAGTGCGGCAATCGCGCCAGCTCAAGTGGCCCATTTGGTCCAGCTGGAGTTGGGCCAGCGCGGGCTCCAAATGGCTGTCGCAGACGGCGTTGCTGTGGTGACGGACTCCAACGGAATGCCGTCTACGGATGGCCAGGGAGGCTACCTGACGGCGGAAGCTGCCATCGGGGACTTCCTGACCCGGAACCCGCACTTTCGGAAGCCCACTGCCGGAGACGGCAACGGAGCACAGAGCAAACAAGGAGGCGTGCCTCCGGCGACGCCCAAGAAGATCGGAGGGGCCCCGTTCGGGGACCTGTCTGACTCGAAGAATGTGGCTGAGCAGCGAGATGCCCTGATGGCAGCTATGCGCTCAGGCGACCTCCAGTAATAAAACCCCCGCCCGTACTCTCGGGCACTAACCCCCAAGAGCAAATATGGCCTTTATCACTACCAATGAGGCAGGCGATGCAATTCCTTCGTTCTGGCTCAATGAGGCACTTGAAGAGTACCGGGCAAACACCCTAGTCTCCCGCCTAGTTCGTCGAGACTTCGAGAACGAGACCGGCGGCATCGGCGAGACCATCAACATCCTGAAGCGCGGCGCTGTCACGGTACAAAGCAAGACGGAGTTCGCCGACCCGACTGAGCACCCTGTTGTGCCGGAGAACCCGAGCAACACCAAGGTTGCGGTCGTTCTCAACCAGCACAAGTACGTGTCTTGGCGAGTGGAAGACAACGCCGGAGCCAAGGCTCTCTCGCAGGGAGTCAACTACATCCGGGACGCGATCCCGGCTCTTGTCGAAGAGATCGAGAGTGAGATTCTTGCAGAGTACGCGAATGCCGCGGCCTCTGTCGGCACTGTCGGAACGGACGTCGACTCGGCTACGATCCGAGCTGCTCGACTTGCACTCAACCAGGCAAAGGTGCCGACCTCGAACCGCTTCCTGCTCGTGTCGCCGGAAGATGACAGTGCGCTCCTGGGAGACCCTTCGTTCACTGCTGCGGACAAGCGAGGCGACGGCGGTCGTGCGATGGAAGATGCGCGACTGGGCCGAGTCTACGGATTCGACACCTTTATGTCGCAGCTGATTCCCACGACCACGGGCCCGGACGCCCGACACAACCTGGCGATGCACCCGGACGGCATCGTCCTCGCAGTGCGCCCACTTGCCCTTCCGCCTGCGGGATCGGGAGTTCGCGCAGGTCTCTTGGTCGACGAGGACATGGGTCTGGCGTTCCGCTACACCCAGGGCTACTCGCAGACTGACATGGCCATGATGCACACCATCGACATCCTTTACGGGATCAAGACGGTGCGCGACGAGTGCCTCGTCGAAGTCACGGCCTAGTAAGCCAATCACGTGTGCTGCCAGACGGGGCAGCCTTGCCGGGTTCGAATCCCGGCACGTGACTCAGGCCCTCGGGCCTTCTCCCACGTCGGAGGGGCGTTGGGAGAAAATTCCCCCCTCCATACAAGAGGTATCCCTCATGAAGTCTGTTTCCCTAATCAATCCCTCGGGACGAGAAGTCCGAGTCCCCGATAACCGTGTGGCTCACCTCTTGGCCAACGGCTTCACGATCGCCCCAGAGAAGGAGACCAAGTCCCCTGTCTTCATCTCCCCAAGCAAGCCGGCCCCCGAGCCGGCCCCCGAGCCGGAGGCCGAGGAAGAGGTCGACTCACTGGAGTTCTTGACCCGAGATGAGTTGGTCGAGTTGGCGGAATCTCGAGGACTCAAGTTTGACGGTCGCCTGGGCGCCAAGAAGCTGAGAGCCCTGATCACGGACTCGGAGTAGGTACATGGCAGCTCTCGACGTATACAGCACAGATGCTCATTTGGGCTTCAGGGATCGGGAGCTGTTTGAGTACAATGACATCTCCTATCGCATCGACCACAGGTCCGCGAGAGAGGATGTTGAGCGGGAACTGATCAGCAGAGGGTTTGACGACGGGCTCTCCACAATCGCAGATGACTCCGAAGTCGCCACAACGTCTTTGTCCTTTACGGCAGAGACTGGCGGAGGCGGAGTCACTGTGCCAGAAGGTTTCGAGGTGTATTCCTCAGAGGACCGGACCAAGGTCACGTTCGTCACGGACGAGGAGCTTGTTCTGGCTGACGGAGAGACCCTCTCGGTGGACGCCACCTGTGAGGAGTTTGGGGAGCCTGGGAATGTGGCCGAGGACGTACTGGTCTACTTCACGGCCCTATCTGGCCTAGAGTCCGTAACCAACCCAGAGGCTGCCGAGGGCGGGGAGAACCACCAGCTCACTAAGGCGTGTGTCTTTGGGGCACTGGTCACAATATACACGGACCTGAGCCGCAACAAGGACGACGCCTTCGATCATAAGAGGCAGATGAACCAGCGGCTCTACAAGAGGGAGCTAGACCTCCTGTTCTCGTCTGGTCTAACCCTGACGACATCTGGATCTGATTTGGTGGCCCCTGGGAAGACTCGAGCATATCCCCGACGTCGGCTGATTCGATCGTGATAACTCTCTCTTTAGACATTCAGGGAGTCAGTAAAGTCCTGATGCGCCTGAACAGCGTAGCGGAGGCTACCGAGGAGCTGAGTTTCTTTGGCCAGGCCACAGTCGCCAAGTCCGCTGTCCGGGCCATCCGAGACCGAACCTCCAAGGGCCTAGATCAGCACGAACGCCCCTTTCTGCCGTACAAGAGTGATAGGCACAAGCGGGACCGAGCCGCCCGCGGGCTGCCTGCGATGGTCAACATGAAGTTCTCTGGCGGAATGTTGGGGGCGATGAGAGCCACTCGTCGAGGGGTTCCATCTCAGCCGGCTATTCGGTTCAATAGTGCCTTCGCTGGCTACATTGCCGACCTCCACCAAAGCGGCACGGGCGGGATGCCGACTCGGAAGTTCCTAGGACTGGAGAGAGGTACCTCCTCGTACGCGGAAGTCAAGGCTACTGCAGTAGAGGCTCTTCGGCGGCAGATTCGGAACGCAATACGGAGGCCCTGATGCCCCTGAAGACAACCTCTGCCCGAGAGAAGAGTCTGGAAGCACTGAAGGCAGTGCTGGCCGACATCGACGGAATCAAGACCGTCTACCGGCACGGCCAGGGCGACCAGGACGTCTCAGATGCCCAGCTACCTGCTGTAATCATCATGGAGAAGAAGGCCAAGTACAGCCGCTTCAACGATGTGCGGCATCACGAGATCAACTACGGAGTGACTCTGGTCCTCCTGGCTCGGGCCAGACGCACGGCCAAGGCCAAGTTTGGTGATGTAGGGACCATCCGGGAACTCTTCAGTCATACGGTAATCAACGCCCTGATCCACAACCCTCAGTTGTACGTTCAACTGGAGGGAGAGGACGAGCCGGACAACCACTGCAATTTCGTCGGAGACGACTTTGACGTGGAGTACGACGAAGGCATGAAGTTCCCCTACGCAGGGAGCACGGTCTCGTTCAATGTTAAACTAGTCACTACTCTCGACGACCGGCCCCTTGAGGACTGGGCGGACTGGGTCGTGGACCTAACTCCTGCTGACGAAGACGGAGAAGGCGACCCCTCCTCCACACTCAGCCCAACAGAAACTTTCTCAGGTGACGGTATTAAAACCATCACCGTTACCTCCTGACCAAAGGCTCCCTAAATGGCAAACTTTGTCGGTACCATCATTACCCGGACCACGGCTGGGCCTCTGGCCACAGGCAGCGATCCGGGTGACTCCATCTTCATCGGCATTCAAGCCGAACGAGGCCTCGAGGACACTGTCCACGAGTTCACATCCTATGCCCGATTTCGTCAAATCTTCGGAGGCGCTGCCGGCACCCCGATCGGGTCTGATACGCGAATCACTCAGGCCGACGAGGTCCTGAACATCCTCTACTCCAAGGGGAAGGCACGCAAACGCTGCTACGCAGTCCGAATGGTGGACTCCTCGGCAACTCAGGCCTATGTAGACCTCGTGGATGTGGATAGCGGGACCCCGCTGAACACTCTACGCATCCATGCGAAGGGGTCCGGCACTTGGGCGAACGCCTACGAGGCCACGATCTCGTCGGCTACCAAGAACGGCTACATTGCGCCGGCCAGCTACGTCGCACAAACGGTTCACGCCGACGCGGCGGCGCTAGAGGGGGCTTTCCCCGCGGCATCCAATGACGAGAAGTACGGAATCGCCACTCTGGCTGGAGAGTCGACCATCTACCTGTCGGACGGAGCGGCTTGGGGAGTCTACGGAGCAGCGTCGTCGGCGGCGTCCTTCAAGATCGAAGTCAAGGCAACGGCCAGTGGTACTGTTCTGGAGACCTTCGACAACGTCACCCTGACCGAGGCTTCTTTGGAGTCGGTCGGAGACCGGTCGGACTACATCTACCTGGAGAACCTGGACTCGGCTACGGCGGCGCCCTTCAGCGTGCCGGCCGGAGGAGACTTCCTCTTGGGCGCGACCCAGGCAGGAGTCAACGGAAACCAGCCTCTCGCGACTGACATCGTCGGCACCGACGACGGGCTCGGAGCCAAGACGGGACTCAAGGCCTTCCGGGACAAGAAGTACGGACGAGGCTTCCTCATCTGCCCAGGGCTCGATTCGAACTCGACCGTTCGCTCGGAGATGGCGAGTCACCTGGACAACTTCAGCAGAGTCGCCTTGTTTGGCGCCCCTGCGGGACTTACTGTTACGACGGTCCAGGACGACGTACCTGACCTCCTTGCGGCATACTACTGGGGTCTCCCGCGGGTACAGGACGCCGTTACGGAGGAGCTGAAGCCCATCAGCTTGGTGGGCCACGTCCTCGCTGAGTGGTTCGACTTCATTGCTCGAGACGACTACGGGAAGCACCCGGCAGGTAAAGACTTCAAGGTCGACCGAGTTCACAGCTTCGAGACCCAAAGTAACGGAGCTGCCCTCATTGATGAGGACATCGCAGTGACTTTGGTAGGGGCGGGAATCAACCCAGCCTACGACAAGGGGTCGGGCCCGAAGATTTGGGGCGCGCGGACGTGTTCGTCGGACCCCAACTGGGCCTACCTCCACGCACTCTGGGCATACTGCGTCATCTCGGACCGCTTCCAGCGATTCCTGGACGATCAGGTGTACGAGAACGCCTCGGCAGGCTCGTTCTTCGAGGACCTGGAAGAGAGCCTTCGTATCTCGATGGCTGACCTGAACAGCAA